AGTTCGAGGTCAACGGACGGAATTGCGAGCACGAAATAAATATGCCGCGCGGAGCTGAAATATTAAGTGCCAGGCTAACCGGAGGGGGGCTTTATTTGTGGGCAAAGGTGGCTCCTCGTCACTCTTCTGGGATCAGGCGGATTCTCGTCATAGGGACGGGGATCGAGTTTCCGGAAACAGAGGTCGCCTGGCGCTTCGTTTCGACGGTCGAGGATAGAATGTACGTCTGGCACGTCTTCGACGGGGGTGAGGTTTGAGCAAGCTTTTCTATCGGTGATTTATTTATGATTTTGGTTCTAAACAAAAACAACAGAAAAAGGAGATCTACATGAAAAACTTCATGTTAATTTTAATGGTTTCAATCCTGGGCTCTTCCGTCGTCGGTTGCGGTCAGGAAGGCGATGGCGGAGCGGCGTGTTCGAATCCTGAGAGGCCGAAAACTCACGCCCTCAAGGAATCTTTCGAATGCGTCGAAGGCTGCGACGGAGCTTGTCATTTTCTGCAAGTCGGAATCTTCTCTCCGCAAAGCGAAGAATGCGAGCACGTCGTCCTGAACCCGGAAGAGGATTCTGTTTTTTGCGGAAAGGCTGAAGACTGCGCGACTCCCAATCGCGACGACATTCAATTCGGTCAAAACCTTGATGATGGAGAGTTCTATTGCTCAGGGGCGGAAGACGTTGACGGAAAGATGGTTTTGTCCTGCAAGAAAAGGGCCGACGACGGAGTGAGCTTCATAGAGTGTCAGCAGGGAGTTTTTCAGAAGATTTGAAACTCATGATTCGAATGACGAAAAAACAGGCCGAGGATTTGCTTCCGGCTCTCGGGGCCGAGATCATCCTTCAGCGACCGAAAAAGACGAAGTATAACTCGACGACCGTCGAGATTCAGGGAAAGAAGTTCCAGTCGGGACTCGAGGCGCGGAGGTGGCTCGATCTTGAGATGCTCGAGAGGGCCGGGGAGATCCGGGAACTTAAGCGTCAAGTGAGGTTCCCGTTTATCATCAACGGGTTTTTAGTCTGCGAATACGTTGCAGATCACGTTTACGAAGAGGGCGGGAGGACGATCGTTGAGGACGTCAAAGGCGTTCGGACGGCGATGTATCTCCTGAAGAAAAAACTAATGCGCGCCTATCACGGCGTCGAAATCAAGGAGGTTTACGATGAGCGGAGAAGAAACAAAAATAAAAGAGGACGGAAAGGTCGTTAAGACCTTTAAAGCGAGCGACGTCGTCGTCACGTTCGGTGGTGAAAGAATAAAGGGCTTCGCCGAGGGGTCCGTCGCTATCGACGAGCCGATTCCGGACCCGGCCTCTCCTCCCACTTGGACGGAGAAGGAGGCGGCGGCGATCAACGCGCGAAAGAAGTGGCGGGAGGACGTAGAGGCTAGGGTTCGGTCGGGGAAGAGTAAGAGTCAGGAGCTCCGATTCGCCTTCGCCGAGCTATATCAGGTCCGGGCCGGTCCTGATTTCACAGACTCCGGCTTCGATAAATTTTACGAACAGAAAATGAATCTCGCGATTGACAACGTTCTCGACGAGGCCGAGTCCTGCGTCATCATCCGAGACGCGGCGAAGGAATCTACCGGCGGAGAGGCGACTCACGCGGCGATCGATTACGGGATGGCCGAGGGGGGAGTGGTTCAATTCTGGAAAAAGAATAAGGATGGGAGCGCGACTCTTCTAAGCGAGGAGAAGCTCGATCCCGGTTCTCATAACGCCGATCTCTCCGCCGTGGCCGAGGTTCCGAGGTTTAAAAATGAGTTGACTCCCGAGGAACGCGCTTACGTGGAGGGAACGATAAAGCGTTTAGAGGGCCTCGAAGCGATACACGAGTCGGTCGACCTCGAGCCGGAAGAACGAGAGCGAAACCTCGGCGGGTGATTCTATGAAATTTATGAGGATTAAAATGACAGAATTTATTTTCGTTCTAACCGGTACGCTCGGTCTGATTGGAATGATGGTCTCGTTCTTCGCACTCGGCTCGACAGCCGTTAAGCCGCCAAGCGAGATTAAGCTTCGGCGGAGGGTTGGTTACCCCCACTTGATGACGTCAGGTAATAAGCCGTTAGATTCGGCCTCGGCAAATCTAGACCCCGAAGGGAGAGATCCCGACGGGGTTTTTTATTGACTCCCGTCCTCCCTTCCCGCATCCTCTGGACATGAAGCCGAAAGAACGAAAAACGAAACCCGATAAGAACCCGAAGGCCCCAAAGGAGCTCGACCCCGAGAAGAGGGCGGTCGAGCTTCAGAAGCGGCTCCTCGACGCGAACGCGCCCGTCTTGACCGACGAGCCGGACGAAATCTCTGAGGTCGCGGGGAAGAAGAGGGAACAGGTCGGGGGGCATAAAGCGGGGCCGACGCTTACTAACAAAACCTTGCGCTCTAAAAACGAGCTCCTCCGAGCCCTCGTTAAACATAGGGGCGTCGTATCGATGGCATGCGCCGAAACGGGGATTACCCGAACGACCTTTTATGCCTGGTGTAAAACCGACTCTGCCTTCGAGGAAGCGGCGATGGGAGTCAAGGACGTCGCCCTCGACTTCGCCGAGAGCCGACTCTTTTCCGCGATGGGACGGAACCGGGCCGAAGGCGTTACTGCAACGATCTTCTACCTCAAAACCCAAGGGAAGCGCCGAGGCTACATCGAGCGGAACGAACTGACGGGAGCCGACGGGGAGCCACTCGGGTTCTCGACGGCCGCCGCGGTGGCTCAGAAGGTGGCGAAGATGACTCCGGAGCAAAGGGCCGCCCGACTCCGAGAACTCGCGAAGGAAAAGAATGAATCGAAGACTCCTCGATCTTGACCGGGAGGAGCTCATCCTTCGGGAGCTCGAGGCGATCGACTCCGCTCGGGAAACCCTTCGAGCCTTCACCCTCTACACCAAACCCGATTACATCTTTAATTGGCATCACGAGATCATAATCCGAGCTCTCGAGCGACTCCTTGCGGGTATAATCACGCGACTCGTCATATCGGCCCCGCCACGTCACGGAAAGTCGGAGCTCGTGTCTCGGCGCTTCCCGTCCTTCGCCCTCGGAAAGAACCCCGACTTGCAAGTCATCTCGACGTCCTACGCCGCGAGCTTAGCCTCGAGGATGAACCGCGACGTCCAGAGGATCATAGACTCCGACCGATATCGGCTATTATTCCCGGACACCCGCCTCGGAGGGGATAACGTTCGGAACGACGCGCGCGGGGGATGGCTTCGGAATTCGAACCTCTTCGAGATCGTCGGCCGCCGTGGAATATATCAGTCTGCCGGGGTGGGGGGGCCGATAACCGGAACCGGCGGGGACTTGATCATAGTCGACGATCCGGTCAAGAACTGGAAGGAAGCGAAGTCGAAGGTCATAAGGAAAGCGATTTGGGAGTGGTACACATCGACCCTTTGGTCTCGCCTCGAAGACTCGAAGAAGGACGGCCGAGAGGGCAAGCTTTTGATCTGCATGACCCGATGGGACGAGGAGGACCTCGCCGGAATGGTCCTCGACAAGGCGAAGAAGGACGAGGGAGCGGAGCAGTGGGAACACATCAACCTAGAATCGATCGCCGAGACCCCGTCCGACTACGATCCGCGCGAGATGGGAGAGCCTCTCTGGCCCGAGAAGATGAGTCTAAAACGCCTCGAGCGCGCGAGAGCCCAGGACCCCCGAGTCTTCAGCGCCTTGTTTCAAGGGAAGCCGTCTCCGGAAGGCGGGAAGATATTCGACCCGAAGGGGTGGAAATACTATCAAGTCCTGCCGAAGAAGTTCGATCGCATGATTCAGTCGTGGGACTTTTCCTTCGAGGAGGGCGACGCGAACTCTTTCGTCGTCGGGCAGGTTTGGGGGAAGGTCGGGCCTTACGCCTATTTGATTCATCAGTTTCGGAAGCAGGTCGGATATACCGACTCTAAGAAGGCGATCATAATGGTCTCGGAGATGTTCCCTAAGGCCTTTAAAAAGATCGTCGAGAAGAAGGCGAACGGTCACGCGATCCTCAACGCCCTGAAGGGCAAGATCCCGGGCCTGACGCCTAAGACCCCGGATGGTTCGAAGCCCGCCCGCGCCTCTACCGTTTCCGACCTTACTAATGGCGGGTTCGTCTGGCTACCTCACTCTTCGATCGCTCCTTGGATAGTCGGCTTCGTCGACGAGCACTCTCGGTTCCCGGGGGACTTCGACGATCAGGTCGACGGGACGACTCAGGCACTCGAGGAGCTCTTCGGGAAGAACACCGACCGACTTAAGAACCTTCTCGGAGACGACTTCTCCGCTTAAACGAGGCTGTCATCCAAAACCCGCCTTGCGCCTCAAAGCCTTTTCAGATAAAAGAACCGAATGGATACATCACTCCCTGCCGTGACCCCCGCTAAATCTATGACCTCTTGGCCGAAAGCCTTTCGCCGCGACGGTTGGAAGAACATCCTGACCAACCTCGGCGTTAAGAATCGCGACAAAAGAACCGGCTCTCGCGTCACATTTACCTACTTAGACCGTCAGAGCGCCGACGACTTTTACGGCGGCGACGACGTGGCAGAGAGAATCGTCGACCGACCGGCCGAGGAGATGATGCGGGAGGGTTGGAAGACTACGGCGCCGGGCCAGATGGAGCTCACCGAAAAGATGGGGGCGGAATTCGAGCGCCTCGGGATCTATAAGAAAATCGAGCAAGGCCTTAAGTGGGCTCGCCAGTACGGGGGTGCGGGGATGATCGTCGGCCTCAAAGACGGCTTGACGCCAGACCAGCCCGTCGACTTTTCGAAGATCGAAGCGGTCGAATATCTGACCGTCCTCGACTGTCATCGGCTCGTCCCTTACGACTCTACCGGCGCGATCGACCTCGACGTCACCTCGAGCAATTTCGGGCGGCCGACTTACTACAAAGTCGAGAACCTCGGAACGACGACCTCTCAACTCTCTAAGCTCGCGAACGAGGCCGGGGACGTCAAGATTCATTGGTCTCGGATCGTTCGATTCGAAGGGCGGGAGGTTCCTTGGTACTACAAATCGACTTTAAAATGGTGGGGAAACTCCGTCCTCGCGAAGCTCTACAACCCCGTGCGGAACTACCAGGCCTCAAACGACTCGGCGGCTTTGATCGTCGAGGACTTCTCGCAGATGGTCATAAAGCTTAAGAACCTATCGGACATGATCGCGGAAGGGGACGAGAAGGTCGTTCAAAAGCGGCTCGAGCTCTTGATGGCGACGAGCTCGATCGTAAACGGGCTCGTCATAGAAGAGGGGGAGGAGATCGAGAGGAAGTCGACCTCCGTCGCCGGGCTTCCCGATCTCTTGAAGATGATCAACGCCCGCCTCGTCGCGGCTACCGACTTACCTCACACCGTCCTCCTCGGAGAGTCTCCTTCGGGCTTAGGGGCGACAGGGAACTCCGAGAAAAAAAACTGGTACGATCATATCAAGAACAAGCAAGAGAGCGATCTTCGCCCGATAGCGATCCAGATCACGATGTTCCTTCTGGCTGCGAGAAAAGGTCCGGCCGGAGGAAAAATCCCGGCAAAGTGGGGGATAGAATTTAATCCCCTCTGGCAGCCGAGCGAGAAGGAGATCGTCGAGACGCGGAAGATTCAGGCGGACACCGACAAGATTTATGTCGAGCTTCAAACCCTCGACAACGACGAAGTCTCAGAGTCTCGATGGGGCTCAGGGAAGTACTCGTTCGAAACTACTTTGAATAAGAAGCTCCGGACCGCGATCGCCGCCCCGGCCGTCGACCCGAAAGACGACCCCGACTCGGAAGAGGAGCCTATCGTCGAGCCTGTCAAGACGGCGAAGACCGTCGAGGAAGACCCGAACTCTCAGAAGCCGGACGTCCCGACCGGAGCGCAAGAGAACCAGGTCACGAGCCCTCAAGCCGCTTTAACCGGCGTTCAAGTCACTTCCATGCTCGAGATCATAGGCCAGGTCGCCGAGGAGAAGATCCCGCGCGAGACCGGCGTCCTCCTCCTGCAGGTCGCTTTTGCCCTCTCTCCGGAGAAGTCGGAAGAGGTCATGGGAGCCGTCGGAAAGGGCTTCCAACCGAAGGCCGAGCCTAAGCCCGAAGCGCCTAACAACTTTTCTAAACCACCGGAAACCCCTGATGCCGACCCCTCGAAGCCCTCAAACATATCGGCTTGACGCCCTCGTCCCGAACTTGATCGCTCAAAAGGCGATGCTTGCGAGGGCGCGCGGGCAAAAGTTAGCGCTAAAAAAGCCGCCTCGGCCTAAGTCGATAAAGGCTCAAGAGCGGGCTTACGCCTCCGAGCTCTTAGCTTTTCTCGAGGTTCAGAAACGGGCGGTAGAGACCTTCGTCGTCCCGGCCGTCGATTCGATACTCGCGAGCTCGAAGAACTCTAAACCGAGGGCCGACGCCGACCGTTCCGACGACTTCGTCGATCAAATCGAAGAGGTCATGAGGCTCGCGAGGATCCAGTCTCTTCGACAGTACAGCGTGGAGGAGATCGCTCGACTTGCGAAGAAGGCGGCCGTGCGAGTCAGCGACTTTAACGAGAGTGAGTTCGCGAGAAGCTTCGGAGCCGTACTCGAAGTCAACCTCGCTCGAGTGGAACCGTGGCTCGACGCGGAAATAAAATCCTTCGAGGCATGATCCGGTCGAACGCGGTCGTCGAGGGAGGT